TGGTAAACAGAATTACCAAACTTCCAAGCTGGATCTGCATAAATTATATTGTATTTTTTCATAATTTTATTTTAAATTTTTTAGTTTTTTTGGAGTTATATTTTAATGTATATATCAATTATAATAGTTCTTGTTACATTCCTAAAAATTCATTAACTTTCATACTCTTTTCCCAAGCTGCTATTACTTCTCTTTTTGACATACCTCCATTAATAACATCTTTTAATTTATCATAATCTCTCAACTTCTTTGGTAATTTTAAATCCTCTAATGTTAATAATGAATAAGAATATATTTTTGTTTTTTTACCATCCAAATCAATTGTAGAAGCTTTCACATTTAATCCAATTGGATTACTAATAGTAAATTGTATCTGAATTAAATTATTGTTTGATAATTCTTTATAAATGTCTTCTGCAGTTAATGATTTATTTAAAGATAAAACATGATCAGTAAAATTAATATATTTAATGTTCATCATATTATCAATATTCTTTTCGATATCATATCCTAATTTATATGTCTTATAATTAATTATAAATTTTAAATTCTTTATAAATTTATCAACAAGATTCTTACTCATAATATCTACTGGTAATGTTTTAATATCTTCTTTTGTAAAATATTTAATAAGTTTAAAATAGTTCTCATTTATTTTAGTTTGATAATTAAAATCTTCTTTTATTTCACCACCTTCTAATAATTCAGCTGTATATGTCATCTTCTTCGCTTTCATATTTTGATTATATTCCTCTTTAATATTTTTAACTTTTCTGATATTTAAATCAATAGGATTAAATGTCATCTTCTTATCTTCTTCGAAATAATTATCCATAAAATATTTTAAACTATTTAAATTATTAACCTGGTTGAATTTATTATACATCCAAAAATATGATAAGATCTGAATAGTATTAACTTTAATTAAACCATCTTCTTCATATATTAATGATGGAACAGTTTTAAAGAATTTTTTAAACTCACCATAGATAAAATTGTTTGTTTCATTCTTAAATTTATTATACTCGTCTTTCCAATTACTTAATATTTTATTAACTTCATTTCTATCAATATATTGACAATAGTTCAAATCCTTGTGTAAAACCGTAATATGTATATTTTTAGCATTTCTGAATCTTGCAGCAAACTGCTTTATTTCAGTAATGTCTACACCATTACCAAATACGATATTCACATTATCTATATCATCTTTAATATTAATACCTTCACGAATTACACACGTTGTTAATAACCAATCTAAATCTTCTCCCAATATAGAATTCTCTTTGATGTTATAATAAATCTCTCCATCTTTTTCTTCGCTTGATAATATACCAACTCTTAATTCTGTTTGCTTTTGTAACACTTCTTTGATTTGTTCTATTTCATCTAAATTATTTTTATAATAAATATTTAAACAATTGTCTTTATTTAATTGTGCGACTTGTGTTGCAACAAAAGATATATCTCTTTTTCTAAATGGTATTATATCATAAGTAATATTAATATTAGAATTCTTTCTGAAAGCTAATTTAGAATTATCAAAGAAACTATCAAATGGTTCTGGTGTTCCTGTTAATAAAATAACATTCTTATAGTTTTTACTATATTCAATTATAGATTTGATAGCATCTATTTTAAAATTAAAACTATTAATCATTAAATGTGCTTCATCTATAATTAATAAATCTGATTGTCTTGGTTGTAACTTAGGTAAATTTTCCCAAGTAGAACAAACTACTGCATCTTTTATGAATATATTTTTACTTGATCCTATTACAAAGTTAGCGTGTTCTTTTTGTTGTTCTGTTAATAATCTTGTAGGTAATATAAAATCTGCTTTTAAATTAAAATCTTCAATGAATTGATACATACTATGTGTCTTACCTCCGCCTGTTGGTGCATCAATTAATAATATCTTATTATCATCTAATTTATTCTTAATGATTTGAAATGTTTCTTCTCTTCTATCATTTATATATTTGTCAAAATAAATAGTATCACCTATTCTCCAAGCAGATTCTTGTTTCTTCTCTGCTATAAATGTTTTAACTTCTATATTTTGTTTCTTCTCTTCTTGAACATCTGAATACATTTTTGATATATCGTTGTCAATCTTCATAGGTGTGTAATCTTGTGTGTAAGCACCATTCACAAAATTATGAAATAATACACTAATATCCTCTAAACTAATATCTATGTTCTCTCTCATAAACCATTTCATAGAACCAATAGCAGAATTTCTTTTACTGCTTATCCATTTTTGTCTTTGTATGTGGTTATCAAATCTCTTTACAACATCAATTGATATATCTTCAATTGGTCTAATCTTTGTCTTGTCTATGAATATTTGCTTCTCTGCCGAAATCTTCTCAACATTGTCATCTTCTTCAATGTTTCCCTTCGCTTCTAATATTATTTTATTAGTATCATAATATAAATTAGGATCATAATTTAAAACCATTACTCTTGTCCAGTCTTTTACTCTTTCATCAAATGAATTATGATCAATCTTATTCCCTAACTTTTTAGATAATTCTTCATATTTAAATTCTAATGCTGGTTTGTAATATTCTACACCTCCATCAATCTGAAATATAAAATGGAAACCATTACCACTAATTGATTCTTTTATGAAGAAAATATTATCATCGTCCATTAGGACATCTTTAATATCTTGCATACTATATCCATCCAATTGGTCAATGTCTCCAAATACATATCCAGTAGAAGCATCACTCTTCTCCATATCTACATATTCGAAATACTTCTTATTCTTTTTTCTTCTTGATAAAACTCCTACACTTGCAATACATGGAAGATCTGATGTTTTTAATTCATCTCTTTCTTTCTTATCTGTTATTGATCTTATTTTTTCAGTGGATAACTTATAGGCATCACTCTTACATTTATTAATGAAAAATTCTAATGTATATGTGTATTCTTTATAATATCTTTCACTACTCGCATTGGTAGATTTATAAAACGATATTAGTTGATTGGTTTTTACTTTGTTTGTTTTCATAATTATATTTATTTTTTGTTTGACTATAATTATATATCAATATAAAATTCTCTGTTTTGGATAATATCTATAAAATATCCAAGAAAATTTAGTAATTAGTTATATATAATAAATTACTTAAATTCTTTGGATATTTTGGATTACATAGTATATCATAGATATATACTTTAAGTGTCATTTATAATTCATAGTTATATTTTTTTGTTTGACGACATCGACACTTTATTAAAAAGCTACTGATTTTTCAGTGGCTTTTTTTTATTATATTAAATCTAATATCTATAAAATATCCAAGAAAATTTAGTAATTAGTTATATATAATAAATTACTTAAATTCTTTGGATATTTTGTATAATTATAGTTATTAATCAAACTTGGAAAAAAGCCATATTTAGTTATTGATATATACTTTAAACAAAAACAAAGCACTATGAAAACACAATACAAAAAAACAATCGAAAAGAAACACACTAATAAAGAAAGGTTAGAAATTTACAAAGCATATTTTTATGATAACAGATCAAAGATTAGTTATAGATCATTTAAAATGTTTGATCATACTTGTAAGAACCTATTAGATGCATTCTTAACAACCAGGCAAATAGAATTATTAATCGATCTAAAAGAACATACTATGTTCATTGGTGAAATATATAAACAAATTAGTGAAAATTTTCCACAAGAAGAATATCTACCTATAATAAAAGATAAATATACATACTATAAAGAATGGATTATTAGCGAAAGTGATACTGATGTATAGAAAACAAAAGATAAAGCCGTAGCGGTACTTTAAAATGCTTCTACGGTTAAATTAAAACTTAATTAACAACTATGAAAACAGAAGGAATAGAATTGAAACACTTTGCATCATTTATGGAATACCACAATAGATGCTTCAACGAGTTTGTTGAATATAAAGATTATCGTAAATTAGAAGAGTTTATATTATTATGTGATTATATAAATTATTTCAGACAACATTTAACAGATACCAGATCGACGATGAACATCGAAGCATATGTAGTTGAGATTAAAAACTTTGCACATTCATTTAATGATTATTGTTTACAATATGGTTATGATGAAGAAGACGAGAATTTAATAGTAGATTACACAGACACTGTTCTTTCTCTCTAACGCATTTTAAGACACCACCACGGGCTTAACTATTCTGTTAGGTCTTACTACCTTACACTCATATCTATTATGATTCTATCAGCTGGTTTAGTGAATTCTATATTCATTTTATTTAGAATATTTTTAACTATATTTTCTTTAACAATATTAAACCTGATCATTTCATATTTATCATTATGTAAGAATATTCTTTTCATATGTAAATATATTTCAGGATCTGATATTTTAATACCATAAGAATCAAATCTTTGTTTAGATGTTTTAAGAACTTTTGCTCTACTCCACTCTTTCTTTTCTTTATTTGTAATACTTCTCATTGTGCTATGTTTGTTTTATATATTAATTATATAGTATATATACTACAAATATAATGTAAAGTTTCCACTTTGGCAAGAAAACCTCAATTTTTTTATAAATACTTTTATGTGGACTACTATGGATGATATAATGAATTGGTATTATAAATGTAATGATTTTAAAGTATTAATAGCGAAACATTCTAATAATTACGAAAATCAACAAGAAGCATATCAAGAGATAGCTTTAATCGTATTAGAATATAATAGGACTAAGATCATAGATATGTGGAATAGAAACGAATTAAAATATTTCATCATAAGAATAATAAAAAACACATTAGCATCATCAACCTCTCCTTTTTATAAAAAAATTCGAAAGTTTGAAGACACCACATCAGAATTCACAGAAGAGTACTCCCCTCAAAATATACCCACATCAGAAGAAGAAAACAACAAAGAAGAAATATTTGGGCAAAAAATTACCCTATTAAATAATATTAACAGTTTTTTAGAAGAAAAAAGTAATAAAAGTGTTCAAGATTACCACGATGTGCGTCTTTTCAGACTATATAAGTATGATAAGAAAACATATAGACAAATAGAATTAGAGAATAATATACATTATACTTATGTTTTCAGAGCAGTAAAAAGGGTAGAAGAAGAGTTAAAAGACAATTTTATATATAATAATAAAAACAAGATATGATTATGATATTTATTAATATGATGTGTGTAAGTTTCTTCATAATGGGTTTGCCTAATATGATAAAACAATTCACTGGATTAAAAAAGAAAGGAGCAAGAATATACGATCCTATCTTAAAAATTTTAGAATGTTACAAATGCACAACTTTCTGGGTAGTATTATTTTGGTCTTTGGATTTTTTTACTGCTTGTCAGTTATCATTGTTAGCATTTTTAATAGACAAATATATAATAAGCAAATACTAATGAGAGAAGATTTAGAAAACATAATAAGATTATCAACCCAAACAAGTTTTAGGAAGAAGGATTTATTAATCTTAAAAAACCTTTACAGTAAATATATTAATAACAATCATAATATATGTATGCAATGTCCAGGATCTATTAATCATATGATAAATGTATTTAAAGCACACACAGAAAGATTAATAGCTAAACTAACAATAGCATTATCATTAGAAAAAGAAACAAAAGAAGATGGAGAATAATTTATTAGTATTATTATCTGAACAAGATAGATATAAAAAAGAAGATTTAGAATTGATGAAACTATTAATTAGACAATATATTAATAATGGTTTTACTTATTGTATGCATTGCCCAGGTAGTGTTAAAAAATTAGTAAATGATTTTAGATCTAATATAAAAACAATAATTGAAAGTTATGGAAAAGAATGAACACGGATTAACAGATAAACAAGAGAAGTTTGCACAACTATATGTAGAACTTGGTAATGGTTCAGAAGCTTACAGACAATCACACGATACAGAAAATATGAAAGCAGAAACTATTCATAATGAAACATATGTATTGAAAAACAAAAAAATAGTAGCAGATAGAATATTATCAATTAGAAAAGAATTAGCATCACAATTTTTGAAAACAAAAGAAGAATTGATGAAAGACTTGATTGATATATTAGACATGACAAAGTTCTCAGAGAAAGAAAAAAACACAGCTATCAAAGCAATAGAAGTTCTAAATAAAATGAACGGGTTTAATGATCCTGAACAAGTAGAAGTTAAACAAGATATTAATATAGGTTTCGGTGGTATGGAAAATTTAGAGATTGATAATGGCGAAGATAACAACCAAGAAGACTAACGTATCATTATATACACCCCACGAGAAACAGAAAGACCTTCATAGAGCTTGTGTAGATCCATCTGTCTTCTTCATCACAGTAATAGCTGGAAGACAAGCAGGTAAATCTATGTCAGGTTTAAACCAAGCAGTCTTTTGGGCTTTGAAAGATAAGGGTTCAATGGTGTATTGGGTGTCTCCGACAAACACACAAACTAACAAGATATACAAACAAATTTTAAATGGCGTAGCTAATACTCCATTTCTCAAATCTAACAAAGGTTCAGTTGGAGATACGGAGATAATCTTCACTAATGGATCTATTATCAAATTCAGATCAGCAGCACAAGAGGATTCATTACGTGGTGAATCTGTTAATTATATGATATTAGATGAAGCAGCGTTTATGAAAATAAGCACCTTCCAAGAAATACTTTTACCTATGTTGAATGTAGTCGGAAAGAAATGTCTAATCACCACAACACCGAAAGGAAAGAATTGGGTGTTCCACCAATATCAAAAAGGATTACAAGGCAATAAGAATTATAGATCATTTAAATTTGTATCAGCAGACAATCCACATTCTAATAAAGCTATAATACAAATGGCAGAAGAATCATTACCAGAAGATTTATTCGCACAAGAATATTTAGCAGAATTTGTAGATAGTGCTGCAGTATTTAAAAATGTCAATCTATTAGGAATATCTAAACTAATTGACAAACCAAAACCAGGTGATTCCTATTGGGCTGGTATTGATTTGGCTTTGAAGAATGATTTTACTGTTATAAATATTATGAACCAAGATGCAGAAGTAGTATTCTATGATAGGTTCAACAATGTAACAGCACCACAATTAAAAGAAAGACTAATCAAAACAATCAATCTATTTAAACCAGAGAAGACTATGGTAGAATTAAACAATCTTGGTCAATCTATTTATGATGATTTAAAATATACACATAAGATTAGAAACATAGTAGGTTTCTACACCACATCAAGTTCTAAACCTGAGATTATTAATAAATTAATATATGCATTTGGTAATAAAAAATTAAGAATTCCAAATGATGAAACATACAAAGATGAAATAAAAGCATTTGCAATGAAAGTCACACCACTTGGTGCAGTTAAGTTTGAAGCACCTAATGGAATGAATGATGATATTCCAATGAGTTTAGCAATAACTTGGCATTGTTATAATAAATACAAATATAATAACACAGTAGCCTTCACGTAATAATATATAAAAACAAACACAAAAAATAATATTTGTTTGATATGAGTAAGTTAGAAATAGAAATACCAACGGATTGGACTGATGTAACATTAGGACAATATGTTAATATAGCAAAGATTAAAAGAGAAGAAGGTAAAGCAGCAGAATTAAATTATTTAATTGAATTGATATTGATATTATGTCCTACCTTAACAAGAGATATATTAGAAGATATATCAACAGAAGATTTAGGTAAGATAATAGGAGATTGGACATGGTTATCTAAATTACCAAGAAATGATAAAATTAAAAAAGAATATATTATTGATAAAGATAAATATGTATATGCAAAAGAAACAGACAAACTTACTGTTGGAGAAATGGTAACATATGAAACATTAGTAGAATCAGAACAGATGACACAAAATGATACATTGAGTTTAGTTTTAGCAATCATATTAAGAAAAGAAGTTGATGGGGTTGTTGAAGATTTTAATACTGACGAAATATATAATAGAATGAGATTATTTGAGAATAACATTTCTATTGGAGATGCAATAGGTTTAATTTTTTTTTTTTCAACTGGCGGAAAAACCTCTACTTCTTATTTAGAGGATTGTTTAAATCAGATGGAAGAGTTGAAGAAGACAATGTAGATAATAGTTTTGATGAAGAAGAAGATAATGATAATGGGTTCTCCCCAAGATGGAAATGGTTTTCATTAATAGAGAAAATGGCACAAGGTGATATAACAAAGTTTGAAGATGTATATAAACAAAACTTCATAGCAGCTTTAAATTTATTATCATATTGGAAAGAAAGAGATGAATACTTAAAAGAAGTAGAAAAAGCAAGAAGGAAAAAATAAAAAGAATAAAATAAGATGGCAGATATAATAACATATAATAACATCATAAGTGTATTTGAAGATATAGCAAATAGACACTACCAGATCAAAACCTTTAAGGTTGGAGATCAATGGGAAGAAGATGCTAACACAGTATCTTATCCAATGTTGGTAGTTAATCCTACGTCTGCTGATATGGCAAGAGGTGAGAATGGTTATGCAACATTTGAAATTACTATGAATGTTTTAGTATCTGACCAGGTTTATAAAGGAGAAGAAAACGAGAACGAAGTAGTATCTGATACATTACAAATGATACAAGATATTATAGTAGAGTTTAACCAACATCCTTATTATACTAATTCAAGATTTGATATTGTAGGTGATTTAACATTCGAACCTTTCACAGAAAGAAACGATGATGAAGTAACAGGTTGGCAAGTTGGAATGACTTTAAGAACACCAAACATTAGAAAGTTTTGTGGTATTCCTGTAAGTGAGATTAATGGATTCGAATTTGATAGACCATCTTGTGGTACATCAGGAGCAAGTGGAACAACTTGTTTATGTATAAAGAGTATGACATCTGACAATCCTGTAATTATTAGCGAAGCTAATGGTATTTACAATTGGTCATTAGATCCAGCTTTTGTAACTGCTTCTACATCTGGACACACATCAATAGTAGGGGTTAGTCCAATAGTAGTAAGTTCAACAAGTGGGTTAGCAGACTATGAAATATCATTAAGTGAAACATTTATAGTAGCTGCTACATCAGGAACAGCTCTGGCTTCTACACAAGGAGCATTACCTTATCTATTTGCTAATGGTACAAGACAATCAGTAATACCTTCTTTTGGTAGTAATAATCAAATACCAAATACAACTATACAATCAGTTATATTATCTGGTAACAATAACTTAATCACAAATGTTTCTGATGCTTCTGCAATTATAACAGGAGATAATAATACAATAGATGCTTCTGCTTTTTCTAATATTGCAGGTGGTTATTCAAATGAAATATCAACAGCTACTTGGAGTACAATTAGTGGTGGTATTAATAATGAAATAACAGGCAATGCTTCAATCATTGCAGGTGGTAGAAACAATATAATTAGTGGAATATTATCAGGTGTTTTAGGTGGTATTGGAAATACAGTAAAAGCATCACAATCAGCAATCATCGGTGGTTATCAAAACTATATAAATTCTCCTACATTAGCAGCTAATATTATTGGGGGTTCTTATAATGTTATTGGAACATATACAAATTATTCTACAATTGCAGGTGGAGGTAGAAATGAAATCAATGGTTCTTATAGATCATTCATTGGTATGGGTGATACAAACATCATACTTGGATCTTATAATACTACAACAATACACAATACAATATTAAGTGGTAAGAATAATAATTTAACAACTTCTAAATATTCATCAATTTTTAATGGTAACACAAATTCAATAAACAGTTCAAACACAGCATCAATATTAGGTGGTAGAAATAATACATTAACAAGTTCTAATTATGGTGTAATATTAGGTGGTCAAGGTTGTTCTATAACTACTTCATCTTATGGTATAGCAGCTGGTAGAGATAACGATTTAACAACTTCACCACAATCATTAGTAATAAGTGGGAGATACAATTCAATCACATCTTCATCAGATTCTGCAATCGTTAGTGGATATGATAATGATACATCAACTTCTGATTATAGTTTCATCGGTGGAGGTGGAGGACACGCAATAACTGGTTCATCAAATTCAGCAATTCTTGGTGGTTATGGTGGCAAGATTTATAATTCTGCTAATGCATTCATAGGTGGTGGTAAAAATGCTTACATCTATGCTACAAGTCCAGGTAATGTTATTGTCGGTGGTGGTAACAACTTTGGATTTAATAAAATCTATGGTGGTGCTGGACAAACTTATAATAACTTCATTGGTGGTGGTAGTAAAAACTATATCAATTCAACAACAAACTTTGTAAATTATTCAACAATCGTTGGTGGTAACGCACATACAATATCTGATGGACAATCTTTCATTGGAGGTGGTTATCAGAATAGAATATTAAAAACAACTGGTACTTCATTGAGAGCAGTAATCGTGGGTGGTAGTATTAACACTATTACAAATGGTATTTATAGTTTCATTGGTGGTGGTGATACAAACACAATAACAGATTCAAGATCATCAAGTATTATAGGTGGTGAAAATAATTCAATTATAGATAGTAAGTATTCTTCTATTCTTGGTGGTGAAACAAATGTGATAACAGCAAGTGGAGCAGATGGATATTCAGTTATATTATCAGGTCACGATAATACAATAACAACTTCGAAAAATTCAGCAATTATAGTAGGACAAAATGGTAGAATAATAAACTCTGATTATTCTGTTATATTATCTGCCCCGAATTATACTAATGCGTGGGGATATATTAACAATTCTAATTATTCTATTGTTTCAGGTTTTAATAATGTAACAGGATCACAAGTAAATGGTGGTGGTATTGTTTTAGGCGGTTGGTATAACCAAACCAATTCTGATTATTCTACAATATTAGGTGGTACTTATAATAATATAAATAACTCTTATTATTCTACCATTATCGGTGGTAGTTATAATATTGCACCAACAGGCAATTTAATAAACGGTGCTAATAATTCTCATATAATAGGTAGTGGTAATACGATAACGTCTGATAGTGTTATAATCATTGGTAATAATTCAAGTAGTGGGTTTGCTAACTCTGTATTAATTGGAGATAGTGTAATAGCTTCAACAAGTGGTGTGACATTAGAGAATTTAAGAATATATGATACACCAGAAACAACAACAAATAGGGATGCTATTTTACAAAGAGATAGTGATAGTGTTGTGAGAACTGTTGATATGAGTGCTAAATATTATAAAGGAATATCTAATGATGACACAAGTTTCTCAGGTGCAGAGGGGACAACAACATTTGTTGAATTTGGAGAAAATCTAAACAGTGGTCATTTTTCAACTTCTGGTGTCACAGAAACGATAGTATTAGAAGCAGGTGTTTATGAAATATTCACATCTTATGCATATCAAGGGCAAGACAATTCTATTAGAGATTCTGTTAAAATAAATTTTGATATAAATGGCACAGACGAAGTAGAATCTGCTTATGGTTATAACAGAGATTTATCAACTTCTGGTGCATCTATATATGCTAATGCTCAATTATCATCAATATATGTTCTTTCAGCAAACGATATTATTAAAGTTAAAGTTGAGAAGTTAGGAGCTAACGAAATATTTCCATTACTTAATGAGTGTTGGATAACAATCAAGAAGCTATAAGGCTTCTTGATTTCTAATATATAACAATAAATTAAAACATTAATTATGGCAAAAATAGATAAAAGAAAAGTAGGTAGAGTTGCAACAGGATTAACTCAATTATTAAAGGATGAAATTAAAAGACAAGATCTTATTGATACTGGTAGAATGTTAAGAGAAACAGCTTCAAAGGTTTCTGTTAAATCTGATGGCAATTTCACAATAGCAGTTAGATCAACATCATATTATAAATTTGTAGATGGTAAATTTAAAGTAACTGATAATGCATTTCAAGGTGCTAAATTTCAAAAGCTTATTGATCAATTAGGAGAGATTGTTGCAGAAGCAGCATTATCTTAAAAACACAAAAGTTAAAGATATATTTAATAACATAAAAGAATAATTTTAATTATGGCAATAACAATTTTACAATACCCTCAATCATATCAACCAGTTTATAATCAAATCATGGTTGTGTTAGAATCAACAGAATCTAATTCTACTGATTTTAATTATATTATTGATATAAAAGATGGTTCTTCTAATTTATTAATTAGGTTGAAAATATTACCCGATCCAAATGGAAGATGTATTGTGGATGTCCATAAACATTTAGAACAATTAGTAAGTTATGATTTAGATATAAATTCAACAGAGATAGGAATTTATAATAATCCAAGTAATACTTTCAAGTCTTATATTATTTCAACTGCAGAAGAATTTTTATTCGGTGGCACACAAACAGAATTCGCTGGACCAAGTTTTGGTGCTTTTGTATTTAACGGTGTTGTAGGATGGGTAGAACAATCAGATTATAAATGGACAGATTATACAACAGGTTTTAATGGTGTTGGGAAATTATTAACTTCATTACCAACAAGAGGATATGAAGTAGAATTGGATTCTAAATTTTATTTGAATATTCCCGATCCTTTTGATTATTTTATTTATACTACTAATGGTAGATTAGAAATAAAAGCATATAATAATAGTGGTTTAGATTGGCAAGAAAATATTGTAACAGCTGCTACTGAAAACACATTAGCATTAGGACCAGCAAATATAAACACTGCTACTGATATGTCAGGAACAAATTTCATAGATGAAACTACAAAATATTACACAGTACAATTAAAAGGAGATGCATCTACATCAAGTGGTATCCCTGGTGCATTTTTAGATGACTTAACACAAACGAGTGCAACGACTGCAACATTCACAGGTGTAAATCTTTCACCTACTAATGGTAAGATTAATGATACTATAACTTTAAGTGGTTTTTTACCAAGTGGTTGGGATGGTACATATACAATTACAGATGGTTATTATTTACCAACAGGTGGATATGAATATGAAATAACAAAAGGTAGTGTTCCAGCTGGTTCTCCATCAACGATTGGTACATATGGTGTAGCATCTGCAGGAGTAGAATCTTTATTATACAGAATAAATGTAGATTCAGAATGTAGTATGTATGAAAAATACCAATTAATATTTTTGGATAGATTAGGTTCTTTTATTTCTATTATGTTTAATAGAGCAAGTAGTAAAAGTGGAAGAGTTAGAAAAGATTTTTATACTAAAAACATAGGGAGTTTTTCTGGTGATCGTTGGTCTTATTCTTCAACAGATAGAAGTATTACAAGATTGGATACTATTGTAAAAGAAAAAACATCAGTAACAAGTAATTGGATTTCGGAAGAGCAATCTGCATTAATAGATGAAATGATAGCAAGTCCAATTGTTTTTCATTTAGACGAAGATGGTAATTTATTACCAATTGATATAACTACTACTAATTATAAAGAGAAAAAAAGGATTACAGACAAATTATTCAATTATAAAATAGAGTTTGAATATACATTTTTAGATCCTCAACAAAAATAAAATTAATTTTCAATGGAAAATAAGACACAATTAATATTAGACAATGGTTTAGAATTAGATTTAAGAACTGATATAGGATTTGCTTTAACATATCAAATAGATGATATTAGAAATCCAGCAACATCAAATGCATCGTTTTCAAAAACTATTCAATTACCTGGGACTGCGAATAATAATACTATTCTTGGAGGTTTGTTTGATATAAATGCAGATTTTTCAGTATTCAATCCAAATATCAAAACATCGGCAACTATTTATCAAAACTTTGTAGTAGTGATGAAAGGATATTTCCAATTAAAATCTATTGATAAGGATATAAACACAGATAAAGAAGGTAACAACATTACATATAATATAGTATTCTTTGAAAACAGTGTGGATATATTTACCCAAATTAAGGATCAATTAATAATTGGTAACTCTGATGCGACACAAGATTTAGATTTTAGTAGTTTGAACCATACTTTAACATTGAACAATATCCAAGCGACTTGGAACACTGGTAATTTTTTAAGTACGGGTTATATGTACCCTTTATTATATCCACCAAACACTGATTTTGCTTATGATTTATCACATATGTCACCAGCAATCCAACACAAAACTTATTTAGAGAAAATATTTGAGAAAGAAGGATATGAATTAGGAGGTAGTTTCATAGATAGTAATTCGAGATATGATAAAGAAGTAATTCCTTATAATGGACCTAATCCATTGGTTGATGAAGACGAGTTATCAGTAAGACAATTTAGAGCAAGTTATTATCCTTCTGGAAGAGTATATTCAAAAATCGATTTAGTTGGTTTCGATTCAGATCTATATGAAGTATATTCTACACATTTTGATAATGATACAACAGCTCCGAACTTTGATAATGATAATAATTGGAGTACAACTTTAAACAAATATACTGTAAAGAAAAATGGTATTTATGATATTGAAGTTAATATGAGTGGTTATATTGAAACAAAATCGAAAAATAGTGTGCAATGTGTATATCAAGATTACACACCAACTGTAAACACTAATATTAATTTAGTATCATTAGATAAAGCACCACAAACAGGTAGGCTATATCTTGAAACAAGATTAAACGGTGCAGTATATGGGACTTTATTATCAGCTGGTGTTCTTAACATCTACCCAGGTAATCCATCAACAGGTTCTCCAAATGGTTATGATTCAAGTAATTCTTATAAGATAAGAGTACAATGGACATTATCAGGTAATGTAGTAAATAATGCTTTATTAAGAATAGGTGATGAACTTACATTTCGTATAGTAGCAAAGACTTCATCTGCTAATTATGTACCTGCTTATTATAATAGTGTATATGTAGGAAATCCTCCAAACGGTGGAGCAATATATAATAATTCAATACAAACTATTACATATGAACTTGGAGTTTATTCTACATCTTATATTAAAAACACAGCAGTTGAATCTGTGATATTACCAGGAGATATAATGTATCTGAATGATTTCATTCCAGAGAAAATGAAGAAAGAAGATATATTAAACGATATTATTAAAAGATATAATTTGTTTTTAAGTATTGATCCAACAAATAGTAAAAAGATTTTATTAGAATCAAGAGACGATTATTATAATAAACAAGACGAATTAGATTGGACATATAAAAAAGATTATAGTAAAAAAGATAAGATAGAATTATTATCAGAATTACAAAATAAAGAATTATTATTTACTTATACAGCAGATAAAGACGAAGCCAATGCTAATTATACAGAATCAACAAAGGATATTTATGGACAGAAGACTATAAGTTATACTAATGAATTTGTAAGTGGTACAAAAAAAATACAAACACCTTTTTCTCCTACACCATTAGTTGTAGCAAAAGGGAATGGTGGTAGATTTATATGTTCTTTTATAGAAACACCTGTACCAAAAAATAAACAAAGAGTATTAATATTTAGTGGGTTGAAAAATATGTTAAGTGGAGATTGGTCTTTAACAGATGGGTTCTCTACAAGAACATATACACAATATCCATATATTGGACATTTCAATGATCCTATTAATCCTACATGGGATATTGATTATGGGCAAAATTCATTCTATTATTATGAAGATTATACTTCTCTTCCTTCGGATAATTTATATAATACATACTGGGCAGACTATGTTGAATATGTATCAGATGGTAGGTTGGTTACATCTTATTTTGCATTGACTGAAAAAGATATAGCAGATGTAAAAGATGCATTATACACTAAAATTTTTGTTAAGGATAGTTGGTATTGGATTAATAAGATTGTTGATTTCAACCCAATGGGATCTGGATTAACAAAAGTAGAATTATTAAAAATAAAATATTTATAAAATGGCAAGAGAGTTTTTTTTACACCCAAGTAGGGATAAGATGTCAGTCTTCCCACCACCATCAGATGAAAATTATGGAACGGCTGGAACGGCTGGTTTTTATTATTCAACATCAGGAGTAGCATATACAGATTATACAACTGGTGCTAATGGTAATATAGGTATTGGTAATGTACCAGGAAACCTTGCAACAGGTATTGGTAATTATAATCAAGTATTATCAGAAATGGTAATTGTTTCTGGTAAATGGAATCTGACAGGAGAAAACATTCAGAATTCTTTTACTGTTGGTAATAATAATATATTAGGAAGTAATATAAAGAATAGTGGAATCTTAGGTGGTAATAATAACACGATTCAATCTGATGTAGAAAATTCTTGGGTTATATCAAGTAGTTTTAAGAATATACAATCTGATAATGAAATATGGATAGGCGATTCTATTCATATAATCGATGGTGTTGTTGTAAATGTTTATAGATTTGTGGATGGTGGAATAGATCAGAATGTAACATTATATCCTGAAACAAATTATACAACAATCGATGGTGGATTAGATTCTACATATGAAGAATTCCCAGAAGATTACCACAGTATATTAGATGGTGGATTGGATACAATACTGTAAAAACAATTAGGTATTATTTATATTATTATATATAAACCTACAACAAAATAATAAAATTATGACACAAATAGATAGTAGAATTAAAATTAAAAGATCAACAGGTATTGGAACAGTACCACAAATAGGACCATCTAACGATAATAGAGATGGGAGTTGGGTAGATAATGACATATACGCAGGTGAATTATTTTTAAACGATCCTGATGGAAGATTGTGGATTGGAACATCAACAGGTGTTATTGAATTAGCAGTAGGATCAACAAGTGGTGTAGCAGATACTCCATTTACTTTTGGTTCTTCATCAGGTGGTGCATTAATTTATTCATCAATACAACCAGATTTTGGAACAAACGAAAACATAGCACAATATTCTTCTATATTAGGTGGTCAAAGTAATTCTATTTTAGGAACAATAGAAGCAAAATGGTCTACTATTGTAGGTGGTCAAAATAATGATATTGTTAATGTGTCTTCTGCACATAAATGGAATTTTATTGGTGGTGGTTTTAATAATACATTAACAACATCAACAGGATCTTCTATCATAGGTGGTTATAATAGTGATATTACATCATCAAATTATTCAATAAGTGGTGGTAGAAATAATCAGATCACATCAAGCAATCAAACATTATGTATTGG